CAATAATAGATACTCCTGCGCTTGCAGAACCTGAATAGTTTCTTTGAAATACCATGACTGTATCATTATCAATGGTAGGAAGAGCTGCTTCTCCATCTAATTGTATTCTTGAAGGACCTTTAAGTGACTTAATAAGTAAATCACCAGACATTGAAAGTTCATGTGAAATTAGAGCTGCACTTGTACTTATATTACCCGATACTGATACATGGCTTAAAAATTCTGCAGCACCTGATATTGTAAGATTACCAGATCCTGTAATGTGACCATCTGTAGTACCTGCTCCACCAACAGAAAGTTGTAGGCTTGATGTAATTCTACCAGCAACTTCAAATTCTTGGTTAGGGTCTGCTACTTTAACTCCGACATTACCATTTGATGAGTCAACTTTTAGGGACTGTACACCTCCATCATTTAGCCAAGTCCAATCACCTTTTAGATTATTAGTTACAGTAACATCTGATTGGTCTATTGCATCAATAAATCCTGTTCCATCAATATATATGTCTTTCCATTGTTGTGTATTTGACCCTAAGTCAAACATGTCATCATTGTTTGGAATTACGCTTGAACTAACATCTGCACCAAATATTACATTATCAGTATTTGCATCTCCTAAGAATATACCACCTGCTGCAGAAGCACTAATCCAAGCTTCTCCAATAACTCTCAGATTTCCCGTAAAGAGTGCATGAGATGCTGTTAAATTTCCTGATGCAGATATCGATCCTTGCACTTCCAATAGTGGATTTGTGTCATTATCGCCTGATGCACTAATTATTACGCCTCCATTTGTTGAACCCGTCATAGAAATTTTATTTCCGTCGTGTGGGTTTACACTGTTTACATTAAGTCTGCTCATTTTATTTTCCCTCGTTTTTTATCTAATCCTAGTAGTCACTACAATTTATTAAATCTATTTCTTTTAATCTATTGAAACTAGATATAACAAAATTGCTACCTAGTCCTATATCGACCGTACCACTTATTGAGAATGGTCCGATCCAAATTCCATTTTGTCCTGCAGCTAATGTGGATGTTCCAGAAGCTGTTATTTGATTAAGTGCAAGTACTTCTGCATTTATTGCTGTACCATGTATATCTTGCCATCTTTTTGATTCAGTTCCTAAATCATATGTATCATCAGTGTTTGGTCTAATATTAGAAGTAATATCTGCATTGAATGTTATTGAATCTGTGTTTGCGTCTCCAGATATAACATTGCCATCAGTTGTTAAATTACCTCCTAAAACAAGATTACCTTCAATATTTGTATTACCAGATAATGTTAAATCTTTTGCAGTTATATTACCACTTGCACTTATATTACCGGATGCTGTTATGTTTCCTACAAACGTATGTGTATCATTTGTTGCATTACCTAAGGTTGAATTACCAGTTGAAGTTATGTGTCCTACTGTTAAAAGATCTGCAATTACTGCATCATCAGTTGAAATTAGGTGTTCTGCTTTTATTGTTGTAGATGATGTGATATCGCCTGTTATATTAAGATCGTCATGAAATGATATTCCAGCTACATCACCACCTGTTGATTGGAAACTATTTGCATATATTGTTCCACTTGCAGATATATTTCCTGATGCAGTTATGTGTTGAGCAATTATCCAGTTAGATGCACTCAAAGTAGAAACACCTAATACTGAGTCTGTTGACGTTAGCAGTAGATTACTACCAGTTAGGTTGCCACTGGCTGAGATAGAGCCTTGCACATATATACTACCAGATATCTCATGAGATCCTGTTAGATGTCTAAAATTTCCATCAACCTCATCATGGGTTAATGGAGCGCTTTTGATGTCTCTAAATATTAATGCCAAAATAATTCTCCTTGCTTGTTGTGCATTTCTTAACTATATATAAATATAACCGAATCTTACTAAGTGTCAAACCTTACAACAAAAGTCATATCATATTCAGGTATCTTTTGCATTGGTTGCGATAATGAACCAATAACTAACAATTGGCCTTCATCGTTGTATAAACCTATCCTTGTGATGTAAGGGTTCCACACGTCTGTGTTTGTGAACTCATATAATTCCTTCGTCTTATGATTCTCTACTGTTGAAGGATTCAAAGTTTGATTATATTCATTTGCTTTAATGTTACATGTATATATATTTTCTGTAATTTTTGAAGTTCCTCTAAACGTCACAGTTCCTTGTTCAGGAGCCTTTGCAGTATAAGCTGAGGACGGATGGGTTAGTACAATTTGACCATGAGAATAAAATACATTTCCCCAGTGATTTTGACCTGTTCCCGTTGATGTGCCCATATAATTTACCTGTGCACTTGTCAATGACCCACTATATATTCTAAATTCATCTAAGGATCCTCTAAACACTTGGTTTATATGTTCATGTACCGGCCTTGTGTTTGTGGATGCATCTAATACTCCTTCTACTTGCGAAATATTAGCTCCTAATGTGAATGTTTGGTTATTTCTAATTTGGCCAGCATCTGTGTGATTTGCTGAAGATTCTAAGTTATGGTCGATATATAATTGCAAAGTACTTCCTGTTTTTTGATAGAGTATGTGGTGATATTTTCCATCATTTACAGATGTTGTTGATGTGCAAATAGAAGTTTGGCTATTTCCATCTCTTCGCTTCGCTACAATTTTCTTTGTGCTGTTGTTAAATGCGATACTGGCGAAGAAGGAATATGAATTTAAGTCATCCTTTGTTGAAAATATATAGTTGAAATTGTCGTCTAGGTCATATTGTTGTGCAGTGGGAACGTTAAGATAGAATGAAATTGCAAAATCTTCATTCTCAATAAAGTCTAGGGGACCACCTGGAGCAATCACAGTTGATGGTGATATTGTTGCATAGCTCCAACTTTCCTTAGTTTGTGCGGAAGTATCATCTGTTGGGATTGCAGATGCAGAACCATATTGTCCTGTAAATTCTATTCCTGTTCCATATGCACTTCCTGTTATGACCTTTACTCTATTTGATCGAATGGTATTTTCAAACATTCCATAATCCTTGATAGTTCCTAATGGAAGCTGGTTATCTAAAAAGGTTTTTGCATAGGCTGGCATATACTGATATGGGGTGAGATCCTTAAATGGAAGATATAATACTGTTCCGTTTGGAGGAATGCTAGCATCTATGGCATCTCCACTAGAACTTGCATAGGCTGTATTATATAGGTTTCCAAATTTGTCATCGGTTAAATTTATAGTTTGGCCTGAAGGTGTGGATGGAAAAGAGATATCAACGGTTCCAGGATGAATTCCGTCTCCATACATATAGTGTGGTACAGAAATTACATATGCAGTATCATATAGTTCTCTCTGTTCACGAGAATCTCCAGATGTACAAAAAACTTTGCCAGGTTCTGGCCAGTTACGATAATACATGTGCCAAAGATTATCCCATATAGATCTTGAAGGAATTGGAGATATTGAATTTAAGTCTTCACTACCACTGTTAAATTCTGTAAATCTGTCCGCCTTTCCTACATATCCATATAGGGTAGGGACAACAGATGCTTGGGGATTCCCGAACTCCATTGGTTGATCGGGTCTATACGAGGCTGAGAAGTTTGCCATTGTAAGTGTATATTGTTTATGGGCTTTAAAGTCTCGCTTAGACACGTCATCTTTATTAAAAGTCTTAAATACTTCTGACATGTATCTTCCTCAATTTAGAATTCTAATTTTACACGAACGAGAGCTTCTCTTGAATATGTTTTTAATAATGGCTTACTAAGTTTTGCTATTGCTAATAGTTCATTATTATCATTGTATAGTCCAATGCTCGTGATATAGGATTTTGGATCTCTGAAAAATGTTGGGTTTGCAAAGGTTCCGCCTGATCCTGATGTATATGTTGGGTTGTTTGAGAAATTAAATTCGCTATTCTTAACTCTAATAAAATAGTGTGTAGAATGAATAGTTTCCTTACTCCTTGCAGCTAAATATCCTACATTTGTACCATCTGAAGAACTTAGGTGCTTAAACATTGCTGTTGTATTTGCATTAGATACTGTAACTGGAGTTGAAGAATATGCAAAGGATGTGTCATCTAAATCTAAACGTGCAGAACCACTAATTCCTTTTGCATCCAATATTAATATTCCCATATCAGGATATACTAAGCCATATTGTACAGTGTCTGACGCTAGTACTCCACCATCTATTGTTCCGCTTCTAATATAATAAACTCTTCCGGCCTCTGTAACTGTTCCATCAGATACTGATGAATCGTCAATCAGTTTTATAGGAAATGCATCACCTCCAATATGTAACTCCCAGTTACCTGGATCGATTTTTTCCTTCATACGAGTTCTTTGAAAATTAAGAGCATAAATATGTGTTAGATTTGCCGTTGATTGTCCATGTGGCACGGCAACTGTAAATCTATTATCTCCCGGTGCTAATAACGTATTTGCATATTGAGTATATATCGCCTTGGATGGTGTAAATCCTTTGGAAGCATATTGAGGAGGTCTAGATCCTGAGCCTGCGTAGTGGCCATGTGAGATTGCAAATTGAATTTCTTGATTTGCATTAGTTGATGGGTCTTTCTGATACACATCTAAATAGTATTCGCCTGCACTTGAACTTTGTGCTGATGACGTAAACATTCCTGCAATCTCTCCTGTATTTTCAGAAAATAATGCTGCTGTTACTACTTCAGAGTCTAAATTTTCTACAATGTCATCTGGTCCAAAATCTGAAAAGATGGATGTTATAGCTCTTGGTGTTGTTGGGTGTGGCCTTGGTTTTACGTAAGGTCTTCTACCTGGTTCTTGTTGAGGCTTTAATCTATCAGTGTTTGCTCTATCGCTTTGGTTGGCCGCGTTTGATGGGCTCAATCTAGCTGGTGAAACAGGATTACCTCTTGAATCTTTGTATGATGCCATTTTTTATATTCCCTTTTTATCTATATACTGGTGATTCTAGTACATTCGTACTGATTGTCTGTTTGTCAACTGTTATGACAACTGTTGCAGATCCTCCAGTTTCATTTCCGACTATTGTTAATGTAGTTGATACTGCCTGAAGTGGCTGAGCTTTAGCTACAATTTGAAACGTTTTTCCAACAACACTTATTGATTTGACATTTGCATCTAATGAATATGGAACGGATGGATTAAATCTCGAATCTATAGCTCCTCCTGGTGCAATATTCAAATAGCATGCATCACTGTCAGACAATATTGCAGTGTAGCCATATGTATTATTTCCATTTTGGAAATTTGTTGTTGATGGAACAATAACTGCGGCTTGTCCTGCTGCAGTAAGTGTTATAGCTCCTGGTAATGCCGTTACAACTGGCATTTTTGAAATATTTTTAGGTAATGTTACCAATTTATACTTCATCATTTGATTTTCATCTGGACTTGCTTCAATTATTGGCATAGCCTCGATTGCTTGGCCATAATAATTAGTTCCCAAGGCATGATTAACATCCCATAATTCATAATCTATTTCATCATCTGCAAGAGCAAACCTAGTAATATCAAATGCTTGTCTATTTTTTGCTAGAAGTTCTCTACCTTTCTTAGTAAGAATTGCATCTACAGTAATTGTTGTTTTGTCTAAATATCCCATCGTTTTTCTCCTTATTTAATAACCAGTTTATATCATAAATAAATATCACCGATAAACTAATTTTATATATATTGCACTAACTATTTATCGTGCCTTGTGTTGATTAATTGGCGAATTGCTTCCTGGATTAGTTCGCACACTATATCTTATATTTTTACTTCCTCCGCTGTTAAATACTTGTCCTCGGCCTGCGGCTACACCTCGTTCAACAGTTCGGCCGGAATAAGTACCTACACCTCTACCGCTACCTTCTCCTTGAACTATACCTGGTCCTTGTCCTAGTGTTGATTCTGCTACAGTCAGTACAAATGGTGTTGTATCAATAATTTCAACAATTGGTCCTCCATCACAGGTTTGTGGAGAATCAATATTAAAGTCTGAAGCTGACATTGTACATCCATCATATATTAAGTTTTGTATTCCTTTTGATCTATAATCTTGGTATTGTGCAGATCTACTCATTACAGATATTGCATTAATATTTTGTACAGCTCCTCCACTATGAGAAACTATTGATTCACCAATAAGGTTTCCATATCCTATACTTGCTTGGCCAAATTGTGTATGAGGTACTTTTTTGCCTAGTGATTGGCTCAACTCATTTGCAAACCGAAATGTTTCACTAGATTTGTAAAACGATTCTCTGTGATTTCCAATAAAGGGGAAGAACCACTCTTTTCCTCTATCTCTGCAACTTCGTTGGTCTGCATATGAAGTTAGGCCGGAGTTTATAACCGGGAAATTAGATTGCCTATTAACTTGTGACATTTCTTTATTTGGAAATAAATTACTACTAATATACTCTTGTTTATTAAAATCGTACCATCTTTCAGTTTCCCTAGGATCAGTTGGATGGCTTATTATGTGAACTGCATCTCGTTCCCAATATGGATTTGATTGCGTAAGATATGTTGCTGTAGTGTCTTCAAGTAGTACAGCTTTGCTTTCATATGTGATATTTGCTCCACCATAAAATGTTGGGGCAGTTGTTGCAACTGAAAGATAACTAGGAGGGATTCTATTAGGGTTAGTATTTTCTCCATATTCAGGATAATATTTATTCCAAGGACCAAAGAAATTTCCGCCGAAGTTTGTATTTCCATTTTCACCAGTTGTTGATTGTGTAACAGGAATTATATAATCTGATCCAACGTTGTGCACAGTTCCACATGTAAATCCACTAAGACTATGTATTGCGGTACGTATTCTGCTGGCCAAAGTAGCATTCGTTCCATGGTAAGTAATATCTGCTCCTGCGGCTGCAGTTATTAATGTATTTCCTCCGGAAAAAGATGAGGTTATTGCATATGTAGCAGACCAATCACCTTCACTTGGAAGGTCCATTGACGTAACAAATAATGAACCACTCAAGACTGCCGAATCATATGGGATCCAAGTTGTATTGTCTGCTAATTCTTCATGATTAGGCATTGAAGCTGCTCTGGTTTGAGATACCGTGATATATCTATTTCCTTCGGCTGATGAGGCTGTAGTTGCACTAAAGCTGATGTGAGCGTGGATTTTAGTCTTAAGGTCATTCACATAATCTTCCAATGAATGAGCAGATTCTGACACTGCAGTTCCATCAGGTTGAAGTAGAGAACCTGTTCCGTTGAATTCAAAATATGAGCCGGTTGTGTCTGATAAATATAATGATGCACTATGTATTACAGCTACTCCTTCATCTTCAACGTCTTCCCTTGTTGTCTTAGGAAAGGTAATTACTGATGAAGCAACAGTAGCTGCTCGGCCATCTGCTATTAATAATGGGACAATTGTTCCTGCTTGTGTTGTTAGAACTATTTCAGTTTTATTAAAATATCCTTCTGACGCAGGTGGCCATGTGCCATTTATATGTATTGCTGTTTTGCCTGCAGTGGCAGCTATAGCAGATTGTGGAGAAACTGAATAGTTCCAATAGCTTCCTTTGGAGGATCCCCAATGTACAGGTACCATAAACTCATATCTTGCGTCTATGTGTTGGTCTCTTTCCCAACATCCCATATCTCGTATTATTGGGATAAACGGATCATTCTTAATGGTTACTTCTAGTTCTCCAACAGTTGTGTTATATAGGCTTAAAGGGTTTCGTTCTCGTTCATGTTGACCTCCAAATCCATATGCAATATCAATGGGCGGTAACATGTGCGCTTGGTCTCTATGTCCAAACCTGTGGCTCGGGTTAATTAGGTCGCCATATCTAGATTCTAGCGGTCCGCGTTCATCCCAATCAGAGTAAAATGGATCTCCAGGACCATTATGCTTAAATCGTCCTAGCTCAGTTGTAGCTCCGTGTAAGTGAACTCTAGCTGCTGTTTTTCCTTCTAATTGTGTATGTTCTATATCAGGTATTCTCCAAGGAAACCTAGGTCTTTCAAGTATGTGTGGCTCAATTGTGATATTAAAATCAGGCTTACTTCTAGCTGGAACGTTCTTTCTCAATTGACAAAGAATTTGTCCATCATAGTATTTGACAAGGTTGAAAAATTCTGAGTATTGGAATGGTCCGAAATGTTTTAGCCAATAGTGATTATCGTAAAAAACAACGTCTGGATAATATTCCATATATCGTGCACGAGGATCTCCAACTAGGTCATTAAAATCTATTCCTCCTAATTGATGTTCTATATCGATATTTATTCCTTCAACAGGATTCAACTGTATTGAAACTCTATTTTCATCCTTTGGTTGACTGTCTCTTGCACTTATTGATGATTTTTTTGTACTACTTAGTGTTCCATTTACAAGTGTATTTTCTTCAATTCTTATTTTTTCTCGAGGTTGCAAGCCAATATAGTTTGGTACTATTGTTGCAATTCTTTCGTATTGATCTTCATAATCATTTAGGCCAGAGAATCCACTAGATGTTAAATATGTGCTTCTATTTCCAGCAAATGGGGTTTTAATGTTTTGATTTGGATGAGAAGACAGTAGTTTTGTGCCAGTTTCAATTGGATATGTTTTTAAGTCTGCTCCTAGAGACCATCTAGCTATAAGGTCAGTGTATGATGATGTATATGTGTTTCCGTCAATGGCCATGGGACTAAATACATGGTTATCAAATGCAGATTCAGCTAGTGGTTTTACCCAAAATCGTAGCTCTTGTAGTGAGCCGCTAAAATTGTTATATAATATTCCTGGAGTTCTATTTATTCCCCATTCTATACTATTAACTGCTCCTCCAACAAATAAAGAATCATAGTTTGTTCCAAAATGACCTTCTGCATATCCTATTGAAAAGTCGGTATTTGTGTTTTCAGGCGTGTAGAAACTTGCACTAACATATCGGTCATCGTCATACCCATCGGAATTCCAACTTATATTTGCAAGTTTTCCAGTTGTAGTGGATCCATTCTGAATCATACTAGACGAAACTTCATGTGAAATTGTTGCTCCTGACCAGTCAGACGATTTCTTACAAAATAGATCATATGTAAATGTTTCAGTAACTTGTACCGGCACAGTGGTGGCTGTTGGGGCATTTCGGCGTACCATGCAATTCCACCAATCACCATCATAAATAGGGGCCCAGTCGGTTGAACAAGATAAAAATGTTACAGGATATTGATATGTTCCATCATTTACTCCCAAAGCAAAAGTCATTCTACCATATTTACTACCTTCATCAATTGGAAAACTATATGTTTCACTTCCACTTGGTAAAGATGAGGCATGTTCTACAGCGATGAATGAACTTGAATTGATTTGAACAATTACCATATCTTGTTTATTGGAATTGTCATTGAGTGAATCAAAATCTAATTTTCCACACTTTAAATTGTGGTCCATCATATTTGGCATCTTGTACCTAAATTCTATTGTATCTGGATATTGTTCTCTATTGCCTTGGTCAGCCTTTATGGTTGGATCTACAATCTTGTCCCATGATGCTGTTAGTGCACAGCTTCCATTAAAGCTCAATGCATAGTTATAATAGTCATACTCATAATAATGATTATCAAAATAATCTATTGCAGCTGGAGCGGTTGCTTCTTGTATCTTGAATAGTGATTGGGGTACCCCATATATATTCATATGGGCCTTTAGTCCTTCTAATGTTCCCTTTGTTTTCATCAGATGCGGTAAATTATTTAGAATTCGTTTTGAATATTCATGTCGCACATCTGCTAGTGCAACTGAATGTGATGTTTGGTACCAATCTGATGCATATATTTTTGTTTGCGTAAATGGAGAAATTCCTTCCACATAACTTTGACTTGCAAACATGTCATCGGGAGCATTCCAATATCCCCAATCACCTATACTCTCATTTATTGTTTTATTACCATAATTACCGTCAGCATCTGTACCTAACAGGTATGTCCATAGGTCTGAATCATTAGCTGGTTGACATTGATTATAGCCCATACTTTGGAGTGCTACAAACAATAAGTCTTTGGATAACATGTCTGATCCTGAGAATTGTCCTTCAATTAATCTTGCATCTATTACATTGTGCCTATCCCACATTTCTGGAATTGCAGAAACATATAAATAAATGTCGTCATAGAATTGTCCAACCATGTTTACAAATTTTATGTATTCACTATTTGCAGTTTCTTCTCCTCCAATTGATGGATCTTGATGTATATGTAATGGTACAGCTGTATTTATTAAGGAATTTATATTTTTTTCGTCATACATTGATGCAGATTTTATTGCACCATCATACCAGTCTAAGGCATGTGACGAAGTTACAGACGCACAAAGATATGGTGACTTAGGATACGGCTTATTTGATACCTTTGGCCAAGTTGTTGGCCAGAACTCTCCTAATGAACTAGAAACATATGAAGCTGATTCATTATATAGGAATTTTTCATAATTATCAAAACCAGCAACTATTGCATTTCGCCGTACCTTTTGGGTATTTATGTTTGTAACATAATGATATGATTCCGCGTGGTCATTATTTTCCAGTGTTGTTATTTGTGCATCATAATATTCCATCTGTGAAAGCTTATACTTGAAATTATATAGTCTTTCTTCAGCTGATCCAAAACGTATAAAATGTTCATATCGTCTATAATCTACTACCGGGGTAATACTGTCCATGCTGCCAGAAAAATATTTATTTAGTATTTTATTTAAGACACCTTCTTTTGCGTTTGTAAGTGAATTGAAACTTTGAAAACCAGTTGTTCCACCTCCTAGATTATCATCATCTCCTGCATTGAAATTTGCCGGTCTTAATATGTTGATGTGCTTTTCTAGTTCAGGAGATTCAACAAACACTGTTTCTTGAATAGGGGTTATCATCTCTTGAACAATCCAACATGGAGATTTGACAGTGATTTCGGCTGGCAGAGGGTCATATAGTTTCAATACAATTGAGTATGGAAATTCAGGAGTTGAAAGTTTGTCAAGTTGCCAGTTAACAGCTAATGGAACTGTTCCACCACCAAAATTAACATGGACATCTACCCAGTGTGCAACATCTCCCTTTATAGATAATTTGTCACCAAAATCTTCAAATATTTCTTGCTCTATTTGAGTTGCATCTCCACTTATCTTTAATCGTATCTCCGTTCGACTGGCACTTATTTCGTCAATAAATAAATCATTAACACCATCATCAGGAGTACCAACAAGTGTTCTATAAAAATTGTATTTTGCCAGAAAGGTACCAGATGATACATATTCTCTAATATCGTTGTGAATATCCAAAAATATTACCGAATCACTATTTATTGTGCCATCATCAAGAATAGCACCTTCTGCGACCTTATATGTTTCTAAGTCTCCATTCGAAAATAATAGACTTTCACCATCAGCTGAAAATATGCTGAATTCGACACGGTCTTCGACATCAAACGCTTTGCCAAAATCAGATAATATTGGTTTTGACGGTATAAGCTTAAGATCTGCGTCTTTATATTTTTTATTCCAACTCATTATAGTCCCGGATTAATTATTCGTTTACTTCTACCAAAAATATTATTTTTTATTCTATTTGTTGCTACTTTTTGTACTTGGGATATCCCTACCACAGCTCTTTGTGGTACACTAGTTGGCAGTGATTCTTTATTGATATATCTGGATTTGGTCTCTGATGCTAAGTGTTCCGTTACGTCATCATTTGATCGTGGTTCCGGACCATATTTTGGAGTTCTCCATGGATTAAAGTCATTGTAATTATTTTTCGTATACCATTCAACGTTATTATTATCCCATTCAGTTCGTGTCCATTCGTTTTCGTTGATGTCAAAATCCATCCAGCCTGTTGTTTTAGGAAACTGTGCATTGTGTGCATTGTCTTCTATCAATTCTCCAGTTGGTTGGCCATATCCTATAAAGGTACCTTCTGGATCTGTTAGTGCCTCTCGCTCAATAATCAATCCTCCTTTACAAAGTATATATATCTCTGAAGTATTAGTGGTACCCTTCGAGTTCTTAATTCTACAGTAATAATATCCTGTGTCAAATATTGTTCCATTTATCAGAGATAACTTTTTATCGGTGCCTAGTATTTTATTGCTAATCTTTTTCCTAGTTTGTAGGCCGTGTTGGACTGGTGCGTCAGAGTTATATATCCATTCATATGTTAATCCATCATCAATTTCAACGTCATCTTCTCCCAAATAACTATATGCATCTGCAACCAATACTCTACTGTGGTTTCCTGGAAATTGATATACAATTGTGGCTAACATAGGGTCTTCAAAAATACTGTCACCATCTGTTATTTGGCCGTCTGATGTTCCATGTGTAGGGAAAATAAGTATTCCAGTTTTTTCAAATGAGTTAGGATTTTCTCGCAATATTGGAGGGCCTGTAGGTCCATACTCTATTTTTTGTATTAATTCTGTGATGTTTACGTCAACAATATCAACATATTGGTGTTTTTCTAATACATGTCGCTGTGGGACAATTACAAGATCTTGGCCAATTTCTGAACTGTTGTTTTGTGAAATTATATTACCAGATAGATCTCGGTGAGTTTTATCTGCATCGGATGTTAGATAATCAAATGCCAAATTTATTTGAAAATCTTCAATTTCCTCAGATGTTATATGGGCTCCTGCATCCCAAGGATAATAATCCTGTTGGGATGTTCCGACATTTACCGTTCCGTCATCTGATGGATGGGTTACATATATTTCCTTATCTGAGATTGCATCGTGGTTTTCGCGGTACGTGCCTCGAAGCTTAGGATTACCAGTCGTTTGAACTGTTGTATTTCTATATCTTGGTTTTGGCATATTAGTTTACCACCTTGAATGTTAAGTCATTGTCAAATATTTTAGTAGTACTTCCACTAACACTTTTGATTATTATTTTATATCTACGGCTAATTTCAAATTGGTCTAACCAAATATCAAAATAATTACCACTTGAATCACAGCTGATTTTTGTATACTGATCGTCGTAGTCAATTATCTTTTCTCCAGTTTGATAATCTTCAATTGCCCAATACGAATTTGTTGGTAGATGTTTTATTGCTAATTCTGCTGACGTATTTGAGTATGTCTTTGTTATATATCTGTCTCTTCCAGCTAATCTAAACCTCTCTCTACTATCCACGTGAATTTTGTCTCGATTATTTTTAACATATACAAAAACATCACCTCCAATATCTAATTGAGATAGGCTTTCTGTTAGTGGAGAAAAGTCATCCCATCCAAACTGGAGTTTTGGTTGGTAAATTGTATGGGTTTCCTTTGAAAAGAAGTTGATATTACCGTAATTGGCTCCATCATATTCAGATGCATCTGTTCGCTTAATCATGAATCCTTCATTACGCAAAACAGGTCCGCCATTCCAACTTCCACTAAGCCATGGTGTAACAATATCTGTTACGTCTACATTAATATCGGAAGATTCATATGTAAAGGTCTGAGAAATATTACTTCCTGTCCACCAAGTTCCTCCGCCTTTAAAGGTTTGAGTTGATAAACTGCCAGTAGTACCCGATGCGAAAGGAATATCTACGGATGATGTATGCCATGACTTATCTGCAACTGTTGTGTTTGCATTAGTCCAACTTGTTCCTTCCGTTGTTTTTGGATTGTGAGTTGCTCTACCGATTCCCATATTCCAAGACTGTGAGATAGCGTTTACCGATATGGAATAGTCATAAGGTAATGATACAGCCGTTTGTGTATATATTTTTAATTTTGCAACAAACGTATCCTGTATATCTCCTGAAAGTATAGACTTTGATATATGTGTTAAATCAAAATGCGACATTATTCTGGAGTTATAAGTTTTGTTAGTTTCAGACGAAGAAATAATCTTTTCTAATTGAAGGATTTCATCTAAACCTGTGTTTTTTGTTATAAATTCTTCATATATTGTTGTGTCTTTAGATGAAGTTATACTATAAATCATAATTATGCTCCAATAATTCTAGCTTCAATGTCAGTATTTGGAAATTTTACTTCAAATATACTAGGATCTAAAGAAGGATATACTATATTGTTTTTAGTTGCTTCTTGAATATCATAATAATTTCCGGAATATCCTGACTCTGAGTCAAATAAATTTGTAATCTGCAGACCGACAATTGATTGTACTCCTTCTACTTGATCTAGGGTAGCGGCTAGGTCTGACACTGAGATTGGCTCATTTATTTGCCATTTGTCAATCTCAAAATATTTTTTTGTTTCGTGAATAGCCCTAAGTAAAACTTCTTTAGTAATAGTATTTGGGCGAGTAATTATATCAAATTTAACTCCAATATTAATAATAAATGCATTTCTAAGGTTTATACCATCCGTAATCATTCTGAACTTTTTTAGATATGTTTTCAAATTAGTTTTAACGGCTGTATTTGACTGAGTTAGAGTTTTATTTGAGTCATATGATAGGGTATATATATTTAATGCCAACGGATTAAATTCAGATTGCTCTGTAGTCGGGTTATATTGTTCGTCTCGTTCTATATATGCCTTTGCAACACTTCCAAATTTTCCTGGAAGAGAATAAACTCTTGCAATATAATCTTCCTTAGTTACAGCTCTATTTTGGGAAGCGAATGATGCTAGAGCATTTTGTCTAATTTCATCAACAGTTTCTTGACCTCTTCCTCCGGTTGCAGCTTCGGGGTTTGTACAGGCAATTGAATCCTTACAAAAGGTTAGGACAGAATCACTTAAGGTTTCATATGCACCAACAAAGTTTTTGCCGGTTATATCAGTTAGTGTTTTTGAAGATACATTTGAGACAATACCACCTCCAGTGTAATATCTAACAACCATTGTTGTGTCTGATGGAGCTTGGCCGTAGGATCGTGCAAATAACACATTAGTTGGATCGTATGAGTTATCTAATCCACTAGTATTTCCATATGGTAATTGCATACCGACATTTGCAGGGTTAGGAAGTATTACTTCGTCGGCGTTTGCTGAAACTCCTGCTCCAAAGTGTAATTCTATTTGGTTATCTGATGTTATCCTCTTGATGAACCTCTTTGGAACTCGCCTTAGTGACAATATATATGGTACTTCGGTTGACCAAGTACTCAATAATGGATCAGTATCATCTCCCATTTTAACTTCAGTGTATACAGTATCTTGTGCTAGATAATCTACCTCATGCCATCTATTTCCATCTAGGTCCCGTACATCTGCAATATCTAATATATTTTTTGGAATTAGCTTGATTCTATCAAACTTCTTTGGACTTTCAAACTGAAATTTCTCAGATTCTAACTTGCCTGATATAGCCTTCGTTGATTTTTGTAATAAAAAGTATTGTGGGATCCCAGTATCAGCATCGACCTTATATATTGAAACCGCGGTAGGAGATAAAGAACTAGAATATTGAAAATTGCAATTCTCTAATGTTCGAAATTCAACTTCAGTATTCTCAGTTGATTTCACAGTTAATCCTTCTTCAACTTCTAATGCATATCTAAAATCTGGACGAACGTCTAGGCCATTTCCAATTGCTGGTACCTGCTGAAATATATCTAGCATGGTTGTTGCTGCAGCTGAAGGCTGTGGCTTATATCCTAATGCTTGGGAAATATCATAAATGTTTTGAGATTCTTCAGCATGTAAGAGCATAGATTCTCTAAGTTGATTATCAATATATAACGATAATACATCTCCAACATATGCTGCCATTTCTATGAACATCATTCCCGGTGAGGATTCATTAAAATCATTGTAGGTATCTGGAAAATATACCTTTGCAAAGCTTTGTAGTTTATCTCTGAATTGAGAAAAATCTTTATTTAAGTATTTTACTTCTTTTTTTACTAATGCCATTATTCTGCCCCTATCACTACGACAATTGATTCTTCATTAAACCTGTTTCCCTTTAATGCAAAATCTATCTGTATTTGTACGCCATTAAAATTATCACTAAAACCATGGCTAACGTCTGCCACTCTGACATCTAGTGTTTTGATGTCTAAATATGGTAGCCAAAACACAATTGCCTCGTTTATTTCTGTTTCCATTTTGAGTAACATTTCTGGAATATTATTGTCAAATAGAAAATCGTAAATCTCAGTACCAAACCACGGCTGAAAAGGTCTTTCTCCTTTCCTAGTCAATATTAAGTTCTTAAGGTTAGCCTTTGCAGCATCGATTGTTAAAAATGTCTGTGGGAATGGAGCTCCGCTATCTTTTACCATTGGAAGATCTATCCCAATAGCTGCATTTTCATCTTCGTCTACAGGATTAACTCTAAATATTTCTCTAGGTAGTTTTGCCATATCTACTGTTTATTTCTTTTCATTCATTTTTTTAACAAGTGTGGAATAGTCTCTAGTTAATACGTCGGCCATTTTACTGCCTACGTCTACATGTTTTCTGTCACTTGGAAGCATTTGTTCAATCGACGGCTTTCCTGTTTGTGCTGGTATATCGCCATATCCCATCATACTAGCTAGGCCTGATCTTGCATCTTCTCTATTAAACTCCTTGTTTCCCATGGTTTTCCATTCTTCATCTTGTTGGGAATTTGCAGTTTCGTTCAATATCTTGTTTATTGCAGGATCACTTGTAAAAGTAAAATCTTCCCTTTTAGCTGGTTGTGTTCCTTGTTCATGTGGATTTTTAGGAGAATTTTGTATATCTACTAAACTCATTCCATGTTCAATGTTTTCCTTTGTTAAAGATTTTTTACCTAGTGCGGCTTGTAGTTCTTCTCGAACGACTTCACGGACTGTTTCTTTTATTATTTCGACTAGCTTGCTTGTTTTTTTCATAATTTACCTCATTTACTCTTATATAAATATCTTAATCATAACATTTTTGTTGTTGTGGACGTTAATCGTTATAACCACATTGGTACCGGGACTGGTGGAACTCCAGGAAGTACATGGGTTCCGGTCATAAACCACGGCATCAATAAATTTCCAAATTGCATTGCCAAAGCATTAATATCTCCTCCTCCAGGCTCTCCCATAGGAAATGCACCATCGATTGGTGGTGGTCCTGCAGGTGGTACAGCTACTAAAGCTGGTCCTATGAATCCAGGTGCCATTGTTGCTGCAAATATTTGAATTGCTGACTTTAACATTGCTCCATTACTATCTGAGTCTGAATTCCATCCCATTAGCATGCCAGACATTGCTGATTCTGCTGCAGATAACATAGATGATGGGGCCGGAGCCATAACTCCAGCTGCTCCTGCCTTTATAGCTTTTGCCCATGCTTTACCTGCATCTCCCTGCTTTTCTCCAGCTGGAACATCTCCTCCAAAATCTCCTGTAAATGATGAAGCAAAGGCTGGTACTATAAATGGCATGTGTATTCTCCTAATTCGATTTTGTACAAAAACTATTTTCACTTAAAATATCAGGTGCAGTAGACTTTAGATCTGCATATGCTGATGAGTTTATTGGAGGTCCACTTGGACCACATGGTGTTGGGTGGGTTTCTGAC